ACAAAAGGCAGTTAGAGAAGAACAAAAGAGAGTTATTCTTGAGAAAATAGCCGATGGTGACCGAAAATTACGTTTTTATACTAAAAAGCGTAAGAAAAAAGAATAAAAAATGTAAAATTTATAGAAAAATATAGTTTTTTTATAAATTGTATATATTTATTATCAATTAACTCACTCTCAATGTGAGTTTTTATATTAAGTTGGTTAATGAATACCCTTCTATATAAGGTGTGACCGAACAACCGACCTAACTTTAATCTATATTGGAATTCTCCTAATAATTTCACAGAACAACACAAGGAAGGTAAAAAATGGCAAATTCAAAATTGTTAAAAGAAGCAATTGCTGATGCTAAGGCCGTTAGAGAAACTGCAATCGCTAATGCTAAAATCGCATTAGAAGAAGCATTCACTCCAAGATTACAATCTATCTTATCTAAAAAACTTCAATCAGAGATGGAAGGTGAAGAAGAAGAAGCAGATGTAAACGAAGAGTATGGTGCTGAAGACACATCAGATGCTGATTCATCAGCAATCGGTGATGGTGAAAACAAAGAACCTGCAGATGACGCTAATGACTCATCAGACATTGCACAAGGAAACCCGGACACAGACGTTGAAACTGCTCAGACAGGCGAAGAAGATGAAAACATCGAAGTAGTTGCTGAATCAGATGAAGACGAGTTACCAGGTGAAGACCAATCACGTATCGAAGAAGAAGACGAAGACGAATTGGATTTAGAATCAATCATCAGAGAATTGGAAGATGAATTAGGTGGTGAAGAACTATCTGAAGAAGAACCAGCTGAAGAAGAATCAGTTTACGAAGAAGAAGAATCTGAAGAAGCATCTGAAGAACCAGCAGTTGAAGAAGCTGAAGGTGAAGACGAAGAAATCGATTTAGATGAAATCTTACGTGAAATGGGATACGGAGATGATGAAGAAGCAGTTGAAGAAGGTGAAGATGAAGATGCAGCAGAAGCTATGGCAGCTAAAGATGCAGAATTAGAAGAAGCTTACAACGTAATCAAATCTCTAAAATCAACAATCAACGAAGTTAATTTGTTAAATGCAAAGTTACTTTACACAAACAAATTATTCCGTTCTTACGATTTAACTAATGAGCAAAAACACAAAGTTGTTGAAACTTTAGATAGAACTCAAAACGTTAGAGAAGTAAAATTAGTGTTCTCTACTTTGGCAGAATCAATGAAAATTGGTGGAACTGCTAAAAAAGTAAAAGCACAAACAAAATTAACTGAATCATTTGCTTCTAAGCAAGTTGCTTCAACTGCACCGAAAAAAGAAATCATCGCAGAAAGCAATCAACTAGCAGATAGATTCAAGCAATTAGCAAATATTAAATAACAAAACAAACATTAGGAGAAAATAAAATGGCAAATTTCGATTTATCAAAACTAATGGAAGGAAAGAACCCACAACAAGTAATGTTGGCTGAAACACGTCAATTACAATCTAAGTGGGAAAAAACTGGACTTCTTGAAGGTTTAAAAAGCAGAGAGCAATCTCAAATTGCAGTTCTTTTAGAGAACCAAGCAAAACAATTATTAGATGAAGCAACAGCAACAGGTACTTCTGCAGGTTCAGAAGAGTGGTCTGGAGTAGCATTACCATTGGTAAGAAGAATCTTTGGTGAAATCGCAGCGAAAGAATTCGTTTCGGTTCAACCAATGAACTTACCTTCAGGTCTAATCTTCTTCTTAGATTTCAAATACGGAACAGCACAACCGGGTAATCCATCATATGCTGGAAAATCTTTATTTGGTGGAAACGGAACATCAGCATTCAATTCTGATTTCGGTAGAACTAAAGCAGCAGTAAACGGTCTTTATGGTGAAGGACGTTATGGATATTCAGTAAATGATTCATCAGTAGCAGTAGCTGCAGGTAACCAATCATTTGCTACAGCATCTTGGTCAGATGTAGGATTTGATTCTGCATTATCTGCATCAGTTGCAGCATCTCAAATTGCTAAAATATCTGTATCAAAAGCAAACGTATCTGCAGTTTCTGACGTAGATGCAGTTCGTTCATTCTATGTATCATCATCAGTATTCGCAGCAGCAGATTCATTCTACCCTGCATACTCAGCATTTGATGGCACAAACTATACATTCTTTGCTAAAGTAGCTAACATTTCATCTGGTTCAGGTGCAACTACTTTAACGGTTAAATATTCTGAGCAACCTACATCTTACGATAGAGGTGATTTCGAAGATTCAAACCCAACAGAACCGGCTACTGATTTAGGTATTCCAGAAGTTGATTTAGAATTGAAATCAGAGGCTATCGTTGCTAAGACTCGTAAGTTAAAAGCAGTGTGGACTCCAGAGTTGGCACAAGACTTAAATGCTTACCACTCAATTGATGCTGAAGCAGAATTAACATCTATGTTGTCTGAATATATCTCATTAGAGATTGACTTAGAAATCTTAGATATGTTAAAAGCTAACGCTTTAACGACTGAGTATTGGTCAGTAACTTTAGGTGAAGAGTATAACTCGGCAACAGGTGCATGGTTAGCAGGAACAAACTCTGCAGCATACACTAAAAACACATGGTTCCAGACTTTAGGTGCTAAAATCAACAAAGTATCTAACAAGATTCACCAATTAACATTACGTGGTGGTGCTAACTTCATCGTAGCTTCTCCAGACGTGTGTACGGTATTAGAATCTATTCCTGGATTCGTAGTAAACGCAGATAAAGATGCAATGTCATTCGCAGCTGGTGTAACAGCAGTTGGTTCTATGGCAAATCGTTATACGGTTTACAAAAACCCTTATATGACATCTAACGAAATCTTATTAGGTTTCAAAGGTTCAAACTTCTTGGAGACTGGAGCAGTTTACGCACCATACGTTCCATTGATTATGACACCATTAGTGTACGATCCAACTAACTTCACGCCAAGACGTGGTGTTATGACTCGTTACGCTAAGAAGATGGTAAGACCAGAATTCTACGGAAAAATTTATGTTAAAGATTTAGCTAATATCTAATCTTAACTGAATTGACGTAACAATTCAATAATAGAAAGAGGGAGAAGAAATTCTCCCTTTTTTTATGTCCTAGTATATATTATGGAAACCTTGTGGTTAAACATTCAGTGTCTTATATGACATTTGAGTTGGAGAAACACCAACAAATGAATTTTTAAATACAAACAAAAATAAGGAAATTATGAAACAATCAGTTTGGACAAGTGGAAGTCCGTCAAATCCACAAGCGTTTATCACCAAAGGTAAACAAAGAATCAAACAATTCGAAGGCCAGGTCTATCTTAATGATGGCGATGAATATCAAATCGAATTATTCAACCCAACTCCAAATCACGTCTTAGCAAAAATCAAAATCGATAAAGATTACTTATCGGGTGGTGGTATTGTATTAAGACCGGGTGAGAGAGTGTTTTTAGAACGTTTCTTGGATTCAAATAACAAATTTGTATTCAGAACCTATGAAGTAGGTAAAGAGGCAGTTAATGTAGGTGCTATTGATAATAATGGATATGTAGAAATACAATTCTTTGCGGAATATACCTCTTCTAACTTTTTAAATAGTGGGTTTACTACAATTAGCACTAATAATAGTGGAAATTGGGGTGGTAATACATTTACTACTAATACATTAGGAATTAGTGGAATTACAAATACCGCATATTATAGTAATACTGGAACTTTAACATCGGGTATTAGTTCAATCGTATCATCTACATCTAATACATTAGCAGGACCAAATATTCGAAGTGCAAATAAAGTTGAAACTGGCACAACTGAAAAAGGAGATACATCCAATCAACAATTTACATCATCAAATAGAAGTTTTAATTCATATTCATTTCACAATGTAGCATGGAGAATTCTACCAACATCACAAAAGAAATACCATAAAGAAGATTTAGGTGTATTGTATTGTGGTGAGTGTGGTGCAAAAAGAAAAAAAGATACACATAAGTTCTGTCCACATTGCGGAACTAAATTTTAATTAATAAAATCACAAGGTATTCACTAAGGGAAAGCGAAAGTTTTCCCTTTTTTATTAAAAATATTTTGTAAAATATTTGGAATTGTGAAATATTCTTCGTATGTTAGCTTTGTAATAAGAGTTAAACATAAACCAATAAAAGTATGAATTCCCTTCCAAATATTTCCCAAATGAGTGTTAATGAGTATTGTGATTTCCTAGTGACTCGTGCGATGCATGTGCGTGTTTCTCCATTTGAGTTGAATATGGAGTATTGCTTTGAGCGTGGATTGATTTCTGATGAGATGTTTGAGAAAGCGAAATGGGAGATGAACGCCAGAAGAAATGATTCGTTCTGGTTAGAGCGTGGTGAGGTGGTTAGGTAATTAAATTGTTAAACTTTAAAATATAAAAATATGAATGGTATTGATATTAAAACATTAAAAGAAATTGAAGTTGAGTTTGGTGATTTTGAAATCAAACAGGTGTTTGGTGGTTCTTATGATATTTACTTACGATTTGGTTATTGGCGTAGAGTTGATGTAAACAAATTACAACAAATTATCGGTAATACAACCAACGTAGTTGAAGATGATGATTATGATGATGATTGTGGTTGGTTATTTAGTTATAAATTAAAATAACTTTTTTTGGAACTTTTCCATATTTATTATTAAATACAAAGTAAATAATGGAACAATTAGCATCAATTTTTTTTCATAGTAGAACTCAAGCACACGTTTTTCATTTGGAAACTCGTGGACCTGGTTCATTAGCGATTCACTCAGCATTAAATACATACTACGATTCAATTGTAGGTATTATGGATGAATTAATCGAAGCATATCAAGGTAAATACGGAATTATAACTTTTAAACCTGTAAACGGAATTGATAATGATGCATCAAAAGAAAATATAATCGCATACTTCGATAAACTCATAAAATTCTTAGAAGCCGAAAGAGAATCGGAAAAATTAAAAGATAGTTGGATTCAAAACGAATTAGATAATATTGCTAAACTATTATATTCTACAAAATATAAATTAATTAACTTAGGATAATTAAATTTAATACTTATTGAGTTAAGGGAGCGATTTTTCGCTCCCTTTTTTTATACGTTATATTTATAGG